ATCTGCTGTCTGCTCTTGTTGTTTGAAGGAGGCAAATGTCTGTGCGTCCTGTTGTGCAATAGGTAAGGCACTCTCTATAGCTGCTCTTTGTCCTGCTCCTACAGCCATACTAGAGGATAGGAGGCCTAACTTATTAGCTTCCTCTCTACTCCTGTTAGCTACCTGTGTCATGTATGGGCTATCAGAGGCCAGTAGGTTAGTCAGTTGCCCAGAGACCCTAGCCTCTGGAGTTACATATTCCTCCCCCGCAGTTACAGAAGTATCTAAGTCCTGTGGCACTTCAAATGTAGGTGTCTCAGGTAGAGTATCTTGAGATTCAGGTAGAGTATCTTGAGATGTACTGTAAGCACTTGCAATATCAGTAGCTACTTGTGGATCTGCCACAGGAGCCACTGGTAACTCAGGTGTCTCTAGTGGACTTTCAATTGGTGTAAGTATTGGCATCGTTATGCTCTCCTTCTGAAAATTGCTGTAGTGTACACTTCATCACCCCAACTAGCAGCCTCGCCGAAGCCATCCCCTGCTCTTGTGGACTTGCATCTGTGTTGTATTTCTAAAACTGAAGATGCACTTAGTGTGAACTCCCCTGATATGAAAGAGTACTGGACATCATCTACATAGGCACTCTCAGAACTGCATCCTAATACTAGTACAACGGCTCCAGTCGTATCATAGAGTCTAGCTTGATTCTGCTCACATCTCCTAGCAGGGCATCTGATTTCACATTCATAAGTAGCAGCGGGCAGTGTAACCTGATTAGAGGAGATAGAGGCTATTGCCTCACCATCATTGTCCTCTGTATTTATGTCACGGGTTTGCCATGAGCCTGATGTAAAAGTACCACCAGCAGTGCCACTAGCCTTAACATCAGATACTTTAACATAGGCATCGTAGAACCCAGAGGAAGTAACTGCTGAATCCAACTCCTCCAATGCAGTCTGTACTTCCGTAGCTGTGAAGGATACAGAAGTATCATCAAATGCTATATCAACAGCATCATCATTGGCTGTACTCTTAGCTGCCCAATGTAATGCACTGTAATCAGTTGAAGGGGTATCTGTATAGGTACCATCACCATCACTGGTTACGATATCTACATACGTATCTTCAACTGTCACTGCATAGTTATCAGAGGTCTGTCTAGCTGCCTCTGCTTCCCATACTCTAAGTTGACTATTAGTCTCTGCTAGCTCAGCGTTAGTCTCTGCTGTCTCAGCATTAGTCTCAGCAATCTCAGCAGCGGCCTGTGCAGCTAACGCCCCAGTCTCAGCAGTCTCCGCATTAGTCTCTGCTAGCTCGGCGTTAGTCTCTGCTGTTTCTGCATGTGTCTCTGCAAGTTCAGCAGCAGTTTGTGCAGTCTCAGCATTAGCCTCAGCAAGCTCTGCCGCTGTCTGGGCAGTCTCTGCTGCTACCTTAGCTGTATCACTATCTGTAGCAGAACTAGCACTATTAGTCGCGTATGTAAGAGCACTATCTCTAAAGTCCTCTGACTTAGCTGCCCAGTGTAAGGAACTATAATGGCCTACAGTGACCTCTGCATCCTCAGCTTTCTCAGCCCACTCTTGGGCTACTCCTGCCCACCCTTCTGCATCCGTAGTGAAGCCAGCAAACTCTGCTTCTACTAGATCAAATGCTGCATCTAGTGAGGTGCCATAACTATTCAAATCAGCAGCCTTAGCTGTATCCCCTGCTGTAACTACTAAAGGTGTAGGGTTAAAAAATGAACTCATCTATAGTCTCCTTCCGCCAATTACATACTCTGTAATGACATTATGTAATGTATGTGGGTCTCTGTACTTATCACTAGTAGTTATAAGTATCCTCATATTAGTACCGAACCCTACGATCCTCTGGGTTATCTGGGATAGGTAAGCTTCTTCCCATAAGAAGGAGTCCCATAGGCTCACATCCCATGTACCACCACCTGCCTCGGCATACATACTCTCAGGTGTAGTCTGTGGGAAGCCAGAGGCAAGATAGTCAAATTCAGCTCTATAGACAATCTCTACCTTACTATCAGCACTTAATTCAAATAAGAGGCTCTTAAAGTCCTTCCACTTAGTGGGGGTATTATATGGGTGGAATGCAGTAGCTAATCTAGTTACAATCAACTCTCCATCAAAGGAGGTGCCACTCTTCATCTTATAAACAAACCCATTAGTACTTCCGAAGTAAGATATATCCTCATTATCTACGTCCTTACCTGTGGTTATCACAGACATTGTATGCGGGTATTCTATCTTAGTGGTACCTCTTAATCTCTTATTCTCAAAGGTGAAGATAAGGCCTAAAGTCCCTGCCCCACCTTCCATGAACAGTTGATATTGATTCCTCTCTCTATCTGTGGAAGATGCTATAATACTTGCCTTAGATGCTTGGTATGTCTTCTGCACCTTCTTAGCTAAAGTATTAGTGGCGAAGTCTCCATAGGCATCAGTGGCTTCTAGTGTAGTCACCCCTCTATCATCAGCGTAGTATAATGTACCTAACATCCTCTCCACAGTCCCCTCAATCATACCAGAGACTGCTGAGAACTCCTCCATCCTAAAGATGAAGTCTGCTGTAGTACTTTCATAGTAGAGTATCTGTATACTGTTCTTAGATGCTATAACCAGAGTACCACCCGGAGCATCCTTAATAGCTGTAATATCCTCACCAATGTATATCTCCCCAGTCACCGTAGCAGTACTGAAGTCAGTGGGATCACCTAACGCAGAGAAGAACATATGTCCATTTGGTAAGGCAATGAATAATCTATTCTTCCATGCACCCACTAAGTAGGGGACACTTGCTGTGGGGGTTGTTATAGCTATAACTGTTGTGCCATCGAAGGTCTGGACATCATTAGATCCATCAGACCATATCATAATCTTTTTATTAGAAGAGAATAGAGAGAATCTAAATGTAGTGAAATCTATTTGTTGAGAGATTGGATTAGAGAAGTTCTTTACAAGTACCCAACCAGCAGCACTCTCCACATACATATTACAATCAGTCTCTCCTGTACCATTACGGAAGGCATATACCTTACTATCATATACATACACACCCCATACAGTACCCTCTCCGGGGACTTCTGTAATTAAGGCTCTAGCTGCCTCTCTCGCTGTATCACTTGTGACATCTCCATTAGCATCAGTCACTACGCTTACAGAGGATGCTAAGGCCCTACCATCATACCTTTCATAACCCGGAGCAGAAGTGTAGCCATGTGTCAGTCCCTCTAACTCCATATAGTTATTACATTCACTTAATGCACCTGCCTTCATCTCTAGGTTTGAGATACTCTCATTAAGCCCACCTGTGAAAAGGACGATCTTGGTTGAGATATCAGGTGATCTCATTCGTCTTGGATTTAGTATCATATCTAGCAGATCCCCCTAGTATGCACCTTCTTAGAGGGGTTCTGGGAGCGTAGCAGACTACCTATAGCTACGGCTGCCTTAGTAGATAGAAGTTGGTATATCTCTATGAAGCCTAGCTTTAATGCGATATCTGCTGCTGCTTGGTAGTAGATAGCTGTGCTATATTGTCGAGGCATCAACGGTATGTCTGTATTATTTACAAGTATCTGTGCCTTAGAGAAATAATGTGCAGATACTACATAGGCAGCATCTGGGGAGTTAAAGATTAACTCATTACTCTCAAGCTTAATGGTAAATCTCTCTGGGGGTTGCAGTGAGTTAGCCCAATCCTCTATAACATACTGAGCATATGGTACATATTTTAATGTACTCTTCACACTCCCATTATCATATATAAAGCGATGTGTCTCCCACTCAGCTACTGGATCTATAGTAGTTGAGAATATATCAAAGATACTATAATTAGCCTTATTTAAAGTTAATGTAATATCTACAGAGGTATGGAGGAAGTTCCACCTATCTCTTAAATTCTGGATATCTGTGTATGTATTAGCTACATATCCTACTAAGAGGTCTTGATATCCTGTTGTTACTGTAGACAGTATGACACCTTCTTATTTTTCTTCTTCTTTCTTAGTTACTTTCTTAATCACTTTAGCTTTCTTAACTGTGATTTTCTTCTTCTTAGGTTTAATAGTAACAGGCTCAGGTTCCTCAAAGAACTCTACAAAATCAGAATCCCCTTCAAACCACTTAGCTTTATCCTCTTCAACTTCAAACTTAACACTTGTCTCTTTATTAATAAATACTCTCATATTATCTCCAAAAGGGGGCTACCTAAGTAACCCCCATCCTAATTAGCTACCAGAACTTACTGTGACTACACCAGAGTCGGCCCACAATTGACCAGCATTTACTGGGTCAGATGTTGGGAGAGCAGACATAACGACTACTGCTCCTGCTACAGCTAGACCTGCATCAAGTGTAGCATCTCCTGTAACATCTAAAGTAGTGCCGATATCTAAATCTGCTGTAGTTGTCATAGCTCCTACTACATCTAGTGTAGCATCTAGTGTAGTTGCACCAGTTACATCCAGTGTACCAGATAAATCTAAGCTAGATCCTGCAATATCAGCAGCATACAGTTCTGTAAACATATTACGTAACATCCGCCGACATAGCCCAAATGAGCTACCAGCCGGGATATTTGCATACGCCATAATACTATCTCCTATTTTAATTTAAGTATAACATAAATATAGGGGAGCTAGCTAATGCCAACTCCCCTAGGGTTAATTATTTCTCACAAATAAGTTTTGCAAGACCATCAGCTTTAAGTACTTTACGTCCATATACATACAGGGAACGGATATACTCACCGAAGGTATCTTGAATTGGCAGACGATCTGCCTTATTAAGTTGCATAGCGAATGAGGTAGCTGCCTTAACACCAGCGACTACACTAAACTCACCAGCAGTCTGTTGATACACCTGATTAGATTGGTATACCTTAGTACGATCAATCATACCTACAAGACCACTACGGATAACACCAGTAGAGTCTCCAGTAATATCAGCACGCTTCAAATCACCAGTCTTAAGCATTTGACAATACCAAGCTGGGAGGATAACGAAACGATCAGAGTCTGGGACATTAGATTCATCCAAGATACTATTAAGAGTTACAATGTAATCAGATGCGTTAGTAGCATCTACAGTGATTGCTGTACCATTGACACCCATGGATGTATCTGTAATAGCACCAGCAGTTGCACCTTGGTTGGCAGCAGCTACACCAGTAGCCATAGTTTGAAGTACATCAGCATCTACAGAAATCTTGATTTGCTCAGCAGCATCAGCAGCATACATCTGTAACAGAGGCATATCAGTCTGAAGCTCGTCAATGTCGTCCATCTGGTAAGCAGTGTACAGTGCCTTATCAATCACCATAGAGGTACTATCCTCAGCAGGTACTTGATAAGTAATTGCATCACCAATAGTGTAAGCACCTACAGTGATGTCTGGAGTGGTACGGATATTAATCGTATCACCCATCTTACTGAATTGACCTTGATAATCTGTATTACAACACTCATTGAACATGGTATCTTTATACCACTTAACTAGTGCTTGTTTAGCATACAACTCTGGTACATACTTAGAGGTTGCCCAATTGGTACCCGGACTAACTGTATAACTTCCATCTCTTGCAATTGCCATCTTTTAATTCTCCTATATATAAGAAGATGTACTAAAACATCGGCCCGTTCTCTAGGGCTCGGTTTACTTTAGTTTCCATCTCCTTCATTGCTTTATCATTTCCACGATACTTGCCTTTAATGACATCATCGTAGTATTTATTTATCTCAGTCATGGACATTCTATCCCCATGATTAGGTGCAGGGGAAGTAGTAGAGGTACTTACTGGAGATACCTTATCTTTCAAATTATCAATAGGGGCAATGCCCTTTCTATAATCCGTCATAAAGGCAGCAACTCTTGCCACATCTCCATTATGCTCAGCTTGTTTAAAGAGCTTAACACGTTGGATCCCAGATACATCATCAGGTTGATTCATGTACTGCTCAAAGGCAGGATCTACATTAATCTCCTCATAGTCTGGTACGGCATTTGCTAGGGCAGTTAGGAAGTAGGTACTGGCATCCTGCTTACTTTTACTACGTTGGAGTTCTAATTGCTGCTTACGCCACTCTTTCTCCTCAGCTAACTGCTGCTTAAGGGGAGCGACTGCTGCATTAGTTGCCTCTTCTAAGGAAGTCAGTGCATCCTCTCCGAA